CGGATGACCACGGTCTCAGCGAATATTATTAAGTGCAATCGCGATCTTGGGGAGAGTAATACTCTATTACTCTGGACCAAGCTGTCCAGCTTAGCTGGAAACAAAGTTTCTAAGAAACTTTATTGTAATATCCGAGATTATCTCGTTATTACAACGTCAAAAGATCTCTCTAAGAGAGATTTTAAGACAAATTCCCTTTCATATAACAAAGTTAAATGTCTGGGTAGAAACATTTCTAAGAAATGGTTCGCCAAGGGTTTAAGTACAAACTCAAAAGTTGAATACTTAAAAACCCACACTTTCTTTAAATCACTTAGTGATTTAATGAAAGTTCGTCTTTCAAATACCTCTAAGAGGTCACTTGAAAAGATGGAGCAAACTTGGTTTGCCATTGAAGATAATTTAATTTTATCTTCCCCAGAAATCTTAGATTGTCTAAAGAGCTCTGACAGTACATATTGTACCCTCCACCATTGGGCCTGGTCAACTATGTTGCAAGGTGTTAACGGTGCAGATTACCTAAATAAATTGTGGAAGAATTTCACATCTTTAATTAAGTTCTTTGCACTAAAGTCTATCGAAGATAGACCTAATGTGATCACGGGGATACCATATTGGAATCCCATTTCTCAGAAATTTAATTTCGAGAAACTTTCTCCCCAATTTTATTGGTTAAGAAAGATTGTAGACCAAGGTCTTTACCTTAAGTCTGACACTACAAGATTTGCGCATTTTATAAATACGCGATCGACCCCGTCTCCTAGTGGGGTTGAAATCAAGAAATCTGTAGTTGAACATGCTGAGACATTATGTCAAAGCACATTCACTCCGACTAGCCTATTCTTAGACTATGCTTTCGAAGCTGCCAGAGTTATTGGAAGAGTTTCCCTTTCTTTACAAAATGGAAAGTTCCATAGTGCTGCTCATCTGTCTTTGACAAACTCTGCTTCACTGGATTCTCCTGCCGCTGCAGGTGGTCGTGCATTTGACATTGGTGAAAAATTTTCATCATGGTCATCTGAAGTTTCTTCAGTCACGATCATGGGATCAACGCTTTTTGGGAAATTGTATTTCCTTAAAGAGGGATCCCCGGTTTTCCACACTATGTGTAGAGAACTCGGCAATGAAAAGACCATAGGTCAATTCATTGAATCTGATAATCAATTTGAAATTGATTTCTCGGATCTGGAAAATTTTAAATTTAAAGACCCGATTCATGGACTTGATTCGAGAACTGGTTACCAGCTTCTCCAATGGTCCATCGAAGAAGGAATTAATCAAGGGAACCTTAAAGGTACACCTTATTTAATTCATGGGAAATCCGATATAATATTAGGAAATCCTCCCGTATGCAGAGTATCTGCTTTCGGGGAACCGGGCGGCAAAGCTCGAACTGTTACAGTCGAGCCCGATTGGGTAACTACGTTACTTAGTCCGTTCGGTCATGAGCTGGTCCAAAATCTTAGATTTCACCCAGCTGCAAGATGCGGATTATCCGCAGCTGCAATGGGTTTCGAATTTGCAAAGGATTTGCAAACAAGAAACTTTGAAGGTCTAGAAGAAAGATTTTTCTTAACTTCTGATCTTAAAACCGCAACTGATTATTGTAATCACGAAATCTCTAAGAGATTACTTTACGGTTTCCTTCTGGAATTAGGTTATTCTAAGAATCCCTATATGAATTTATGCGTAGAGCTACTTTGTAGTCCTAGAATACTTTCATACCCAGATGCTCCTGCTTATCATGATGTAATCAATGAATTAGCAAGAAAGGATATAATCATAGACTATGATTATACCATCCCGACAAAGTCGGGTGTACTCATGGGTGACCCAGGTACAAAAGTCGTTCTGATGTTAACTATGTTAGCAGCAGAAGAAATATCTTTAAGATACTTCTGTCGACACAAAGATATCGGAGAAATTATTTCTTGGGATATCTTGAGATCTCCAGATTGGAGATGCTTTAGATCTGCTGGTGATGATCACACAGCAATTGGACCTCTTAAATATTTAAGAGGGATCAAGTCAAACCTAATTTCATTAGGAATGGCTGTTTCTCGAGAAAAATCGTTTATATCTAAGATAGGAACGATTTTTTGTGAGGAAATTTTGATCTTTCCTGATTACGTTGAACTTAGTTCAAACATTCCATTCTGGAAGCGTAATTATGATAAGACCTGTCACATTGATTCAATCAAAGTGAGATTACTTTCGCCATGTCAAAAAGTCTATGACGTAAGAAGTGAGAAGAACCCTGCCTTTGGCAAAGGACTTATGCTCACGAAGAAATTATCATGGTTACCATGGTATTATCTTCCTTCTGAGATTATCTTCAGAAGATTTAAAATGAGGATGAAACCATATATAATATGGGATAACCCTCTTACCTATTTCCCACAATTCTTGGGGGGTTTAGGTTTTTACTGTCTTCACAGTAAAGAGTTTCTTAAGGAAAGGTTCAAAGAACTACCTCAGTTACTCAAAGATGCAATACTAGATAATCTAGGAAACACTTCTGAACATTATGTCAGAAATGCATTGATCTCAATAGGTTCTAATACTACATATCGTGGTATTACCTTCCGAACTATGGCTGAAGATCAGTTTAAGTTCGTTTTCGAAAACTTAGTTTCCGATTCGGTTAAGTACGAGGACTTATTTGATAAGCTAGAACTTAACCAGGAACAGAAAGATAATCTTTCCTTTAGAGATATCTGTAAGATAGCTAGTTCCAAATTGAATTTAATCACTTTTAGTGAGGCCATTCAAATAATGGAAAGACCAACTTATTTTAAGGAGGTTTTCTCATTGCAATTAACTTTGTTAAAAGCTGATTCTTTATCGAGAGAATTCAAAGAACTCGAATCAGAAGTTATGAAATATCTTCTGATGAATGAAAAATATTTTCATGAAGCCGAAGAGGCTCAACCAGAATTAATAGCGACTTTTAAAGTAGCTAGAAATAAATGGTACATTAGGCAAGCTGAGCTTGAAACTAATGCTTATAAAATGATTCGTAACGAAACATTTAATAAGACCAAAGAAATGCTTAAAAAGGAGCTTAAAGCTGCTATTAAGCTATCTAAGGATTTTTCTATGTTCAAATCATTGGATATGAAACATAGAATTGAAGAATGCATTAAAAGTTTTTTAATGTATTCATCTTGTAGGTTACCTACAAGAAGCGACGATGAAATCGATCCAGTCATGGATAAGATTCTTTGCAAGAAACTTTCGCCCCCATTTAGAGATATATTATTTGTAAATAGGGATAGAGTACAAGAAGATCTATGTACCCTTTCGACACCTTTAACACGTAACGTGGAAGAGGTTGGAACTTTTTAGCAAGTTTAACTTGTGATAAAGTTCCTCTAAGATAATCTTAGAGGACATCAATGTCTTTTGTAATAGGTTCAAACCGTAGTTATGAATTACATTGACACTGCGATGTCCTTTGGTCATCG